CCTTTACTAAATAAGATGAAGGGTGTAAAGCCTTCAAATATTGAGTTATGTCAACATTTTCTCGTCATTATATATTTATTTAACTTCTATATCTAAAGGAGGTATTACATTGTATATTTTGTTTTCTTGCAATAATAACTCTCCTTGTTTTTTGATACCTTCCGATGTCCAATGATATTTGTCATTTAACACGTTATAGACATCCTTATCCGTTAAATTATTTCTAATCTTTTGTATAAATCCTTCAGAGGCCTGAGTCATTACACGATTATGATAATAGTCGTAATCATAAGTGTAACGTTCTAATTCTTTCATCTTTTTGTCCATTGATATACCATCATGATGTTGTTGGTCCAATAATTTTGGTTGGAAAGGAAAGTACTCTACTTCTGTATCTAAAGTCATTCTTTTCCCTCGTTCAAAATTTACTTTTTCTGACAAATTGTACCTTTCGCTATGTTTTTTAAAAGCTTCTGAATACTGTTTGTAGAAAGGTAATTGAGCCAACCCTGATGATTGCAATGCCACAGCCATATCCTCTAAATACACATGCATTTCACTGTCATTATAATTGACAGCTTTTCTTGAAATAGGTGCAAATAATACCATTCTGTCGGGCTGTCTAGCCACTAGGAAAAAATTCTTCTTTTCATTACTTATGACTATATTAGAACAGAATTCCATCTCCTGTAATGGTACTACTTTGGTGATTTTCTTTATTTGGGCAATTCCATACCATCCTCCAATTGGTTTTCCAGTATCATTTTTACTTATCCAATATCTATCATACATTTCTGTAACCTTATCTTTGATTTCAGTTAGTATTGGATTAGAAAAATCGTCGCCTTTAGCTAAAACGTCATACTGTCTTTTGAAAGTATCTAATGTGAAATGCTGGTAGGTTGCATTCCTTATTGTATTCATGAAAGTTGTATCTGTTGAACCACTAAATACTGTACCTATGCATTCAGCAGCTGCTATATCAGTTCGGTCTACTTTTAGAATTAGATCTTTAACTGGTGTACAACTTACATTAAAAAAGAGATCTCTATTACAATGATATATTTTTTCTTTAACATAATCATATATTAACATATCAATGTATTTCAATTCAAAGAATTGTGTTTGATCGAAACCACTGGCGTCACCTTCAACTACATATTCATAACCATTAGAATACCTATTTGCTAAAAATTCACCTAATTGTTCAGTATTTTTATTACCGCAATATCCTACTCTATGATCTATATCTATATGTGAATCATATTGAGTGAATAAATCTTCAAGTCGCCACACAACTGGTCCAGTAATATACTTCACAATCTCTCTAATGGCTGAAATAGCTCTATTTTTTCCTCCAATTGGTTGCTTTTCAGGCTTACAAAACAAATCATGAATGACTTTTAAGCAATCCTTACTATGTAAGTCCTTATTATACTTTTCTAATTCATTCTTTAATTTGGTTTGTTTACCAGCAGGATTATGATTAAACCACTGACAAACTGAATAATCATACTCTTGATCTAATACTGGCTGAATTCTTTCTTTGAAAAATTTCCTACAGAATTCATAGTATTTGGTCAACACATCGGGATCTGGTAATGTTACTTTTTTTAATTGTCTTTTAAAAGCAGCAAAAGTTGTTATCATACATGCATTATAGATAATAACTTGGTCCTTATGTGCTACTGGAATTGGAAGTACCTGTCGCAACTTGTGAACTTTGTCTGAACAAGTACATGGCATATCTATCAATTTGATATTAGACAATATTTGTATACGTAATATATTTAATAGTACCTGTCTAGGTTTTACCATATTATACGCTGTCTTAATTTTAAATTCATTAAATGTAACTTCACCTCTATAACTATTAATGAATTTAGTAAATTGAAAGATGTGGCATTTATTTTTATCAATTTCTTTTTCACCTTTATGGGTCTTAACAAAGAATTGACAGTATGTTATGTATTGGTTATAAAATTCACTAGGTGGATGTGTTGTTTTATGATTTAAGTACTTCTGTATATTCTGATCATTCTTTTTGAGTAAATCTAATATATCATTGTCACTTAAATGCTCAGCACTAAGTCGTCGACTAAATTCATAATGTCTAGTCCCAGAAGCTAATGTATTCATTTTATATACTATGTCATTAAAATCTTCGACCATCATAGACATGATATTTCTACATATGTTCGACAATGTGTCGTTACTCTTCAATTTAACCATATGTTTTATATCCATGGCTACATCTGCTTCTTTATCGCATAGTGTTGACCAACATATCCCTTCCATTATGTCAATATCTTTTTGAATAGTATCTCCTATTTGATCTAATTGTATTCTATTATATTGGCAGATTATCTTTAGTACATTGATTGGTAAATATATAGATCTCATTCTCATTTCATAATCTATCAATGTCAGATAATTGACTCCTGTCCTAGCATGTTGTTTTTGCATATTATTT